TCGTTAATGTTACTGTAGTTGACATTGTTTAAATAAATTTTGTTGGCTGAGTACGATACGATTCGGGTCAGCCGCTAATAGTTTATACCACTAGCTCCTGAAATACTAGAAGCTTTTTTCTTTCTGTTGTTCACCAATTGTTGATCTCCTTTGAGATCTTTCATTTGAGACTTAGGTCTTTGATATGGATCTTCATCTACTTTAGCTTTAATTGCTTGAGATGGTCCACCTTGAATCTTAAGTTCTTCAGCTGGAGCGTTCTCTGCTTGAGGAGCTCTGGCTCTACCTGGTCCAAATTGTTTTGTTGTAGGAGCTTGTTGGTATTGGACTACAGGATAATCTTCAGCTTCTTTGTCATGAGACCCAACAAATTCACTGTTCTTATTTTGTTGTCCATGCAACACCTCATACAAATTTCCGCCACACATAATATTTAAAATTGTAAATCAGAACGATCTAATTTCTCAATAACATCTTGTCGATAAGCAGGATCATTTTCATAACGTGGGTCATTCATAGCTGCAACCAATTCTGGCTGGCTACGGAATGCATCTCCACTTGATTTAGCAGCTTTGCCTGTAAGCATTCTACCTTCGTATCCTGTTGCTTCTTCGTATTGTGATTTCAAACCATTTACTGCAAGTTGTATTGCTCCAGCATTGCCAGAGTCTAATAAATTATCAAACGCTTCTACCACATTTGGATCAAGGTTTGATGATGCCCATTGAGTTAGTTGAGCATATTGTTCATCACCACCTACAGAGTTTTTAATACTATTAACATCAGATTCAGAAAGATCTTCTGAAGTACCTTGATCTCTATAACCAGATTGAACTGCTCTACCATCTAAGTAAGCATCAATAGCAGCTCGAGATAGACCTGCTGATTCTAATTGACCATACATCTGATCAGTAATCTCTCCATTATTAGCATGGAAATGTTTACTAATCGTCCAAGGGTCTATCTTATTACTTTGGAAAAGGTTGGCGAGTTGCTCTCCATATACACCATTAACTGATTCCATGTTAATAGAACCATCTTCATTGTATGGGTTTTCAACATCTCCAATCTCTTCATCTATTATCCTTTCTGGAGCTTCTTGATCAGGCTCTTTATCTTGAGAGCCAAGCTTGGATTCAAGTTCAGTATAAGCCTTCTCTAAATCTTCAGCTGTTTTATATTTACCAGCTAGTAACTGATCAGATTCCTCTGCAATTTTTTCTCCAACTTCTAATGAACTTTGTTCATCAGGAGTTAAAGTTTCTGGTGTAGTTTCAGTTGATACTGTATCAGTTACTGTAAAAGTTGATTCTTCTGCTGTCATTCTTATTCAGGTGGTTGTTGATTATCACCAGCTGCCATTGCTAACTGGTCTCCTACCATTTCACTTGCTGCATCAAACCCTTCTGGATTTTTTGAAGGATCCATCATTGGTGTGCCTGCTAATTGACCAGCTTGTCCTACAACTGAACCCATTAGCTGTTGCTGTTGAGCTTGTTGTTGTTCCTGAGCAAGTTGTTGTTGAGTCTTGATGAGATTCAACACATCAATACCTTGTGCTGCAGCTAAACGTTTGATAGCTTCGTCTGCATTTATGTATTGCATCATAGCTTCTGGTCCCATTGTTTGAGCAATGGTAGTTATGAAATTCGTAAGGCTTTCTCTATCTTGTCCTCTTCCTAAAGCATTGATACCTGCTACAATAGTAGGTCGTACTAAATCTTTAGGTAATTTAGGTACCTGATTAGTACGTGTTAATACCAATAAAGTCCTGTTCAAATATGGTATTAGAAACTCAACTGTGAGCAAGCTGAAGAGCCCACCAAGTTGTTGCTCTAATTCCATTTGTGTTAAGCGTACTTCTTCTGCTGTAGTACGTTCTGATTGACGTACATTTAATATTAAGAAAGCTTCACTTAATCTATGTTCTATCTGCTGTGCTAAGTTAGCAGCTGTTTGGAAATCAGCTGTCTTTCCTACCTGTATAACTGCAACATCTTCAGGTCTACCCTGAACGATTGCACCGTTACCAGCATCAGCTATAGTCTTAGGTTTTGTGGTCGATGATGGTGAGACAAGGAACACTACTTTAGCGGCTGCTGCAGAGCCTTCTACAAGTGCCTGAGATAATCCTTCAAGGGATTTCAAGTCACCTATAAACTCTTCAACTCTACCACGTCCATAATCTTCTCCGTCTACCGTATTAAATCTAAGAGGTAGCCAAGGACTTGCGTTCTTTGGTGCTGTACTACGGGATTCAGGGATAATCTTATCGAAGACTTCCTGATACCAGATCCAGCGACCTGACTTCTCATCAGATTTAACGCATGTGTATACTTCTACGTCATCATCGTCTGATCCTGTCGGTTCATTTGTCCTGTTTGGTTCAGGCTCTACAGTATTAAGCAGATCTTCTCCTAATACTTTCCGACTAATTAATTCTTTTGTTACTATTTCTAAGATGTTACCATTACCATCTCTATTCACTACATAACGATTGAGTGGGAAATTCTTTAAACCATTCTTACCCATGAATAGTAGAGTGTTGCCACCTACAATCAAATGTTTAAGAGCTTGGTGTACAACTACACGATCACTTGATGCTGCGATATAATCCATGACCATCCTTTCTATTTTAGAAAAGGATAGATCAAGTTCACTTCTCATTGCAGGATCTAGAATTGTCCCAAGTTTATCATCCCTAACTTGTAGCTTAAAGAATGTAGTCTGAGGTGGTAGTAACGCAAGCATTAATTTTGCTGCTAATGTTACTACCGCCTTAGCTCCTACACTCTGCCATGGAGTTTGGAATGATCTATGGTTTATCTTTGTTGAACTATCATCTTGTATTAAATATGGTAACGTAAGCTCAGAACATTCAACTGCCTTGTTCAAGAATTGAGAACGATTAGTAGTCAGTTGATTGTAACGCTCACGTGCGCTCATACGTTTAACCCTCCTCCAGGATTATTTCCTCCTCCAGTATTTACTCCAGGATTTAAAGGTATCCTGAGAGCACCAGTTCCACCTTGTAGATACGGGTTCGCATCTGATTTACTTCTAGCACGTTGGACCTTTGGATTCACATCTGTACCTTTTTCTACAGGTTCAGGTGCTGGTACTGGTCTACGTGGAGGTAATGGTGGTGGTGGTGGTGCTGGTAATGGTGGCGGTGCTGGGGGTGCTGGCGACCCTCCTCCTCCTCTTCCACACATTAGATTTCTTCCTCCATTATATTTTTAATGTAATCTATAACGCTAGCTTGACCCGCACGATACATGATTGATTCGATTGGTTCTTTAGGATGAACTGGTTTCCAACCGAAGTTAGAGTCAAGCTTGCTAATTAGTTCATCCAGTCGCTCATTATGTAGCTTAAGCGTAGCTAGGGAGATTGACATTCGAGTGCTCAAAGAACGCTGGCATACGTGCTCTCTTGGTGTCAGAAAACTCTGGGGCTTTCCCTTCATACATCAATCGATCACTCGCATCCAGCCAAAAATTTTTGTCTAAATATTTATCGGTAGTATTTATACCTAGTGGCTCCATCACCCAGTTAATAGTGGCCTTCCTAAGTTTATCCAAAGAAGCAGAAGCAGAAAGACCCAACTCTGCACATACAAGAGTACCACTGCCGACATGGATCTGTTCGTCTCTGCTGATACTGTGCGTATAGCAGCATCACCATTAAACCTAAAGAAAGGGAGAAGAACAAAGAAGACAGCTCTTTCTGCGACAAGTGCCTTAAGAAGGGTATGGTCAGGGTGAGCAATCCATGCATCTCTTAGTAACTTCCCCTCCTTCTCATCTTTATCATTAACATTATGTGCCTCTGCTATATATCCTAATGCGAGGTCATGCCTTTCCTCATCTTCAACATTCGATTCAAGGAGTTTCCGGGCATTATCGGGAACACCTTTCTCCAAACCCTCACGAATGAAGCTTCCAACAGGGAGCTCCATATGACGTATAGAGAGAGCACGGAGGATGGTTTCTTCTGCACCTTCTTTAAGCTTTCCAGCGGTAGGTTTCACGGGTGACCACTTCCGTTTACGGTCTAATAATTTATCGTAGGGATGTTTTCTCATTCTTGACAATCACAGGTTATTGGCTCGTTTCCGAGAATATCCTGTAAGTAATCATCGACTTCTGCCTTATCTAATGCTGCATACGCATCGCTTTTATCTTGCACGTCGCCCATTACTTGCAGGGAGTAGTAAAGGGAGGTCTGGGGTGACAGTAACCACTCTTCCACAAAGTTAATGTCGTATGTTACAACATCACTCCAGCTATTAAATGAATAGCCGTGAAGAAGTCCCGTATTATCTAACATGATCATGATTTGGTCAGCAACTCTTTTATAGTTGTCCCAACCAACTTCACTTGCG